GGGGAAGAATCCCCCGGAGTGCAATTCATTTCCATCAAGGATTTGCGGAAGGGGGTGAATAGTTGAGTGTAGTAGATAAACTAAAATCATTTTTCTTCCGCCCAAAGGCAGATCCCCAGGCGGCGGAGTCTTCCGTGTCTGGAAATTTTTCACCTTGGTTTTCCCCTTACAATATGTTTACGGTAAGGGCGAGTAACACCTTAGCCACGAATGAAACCATATTTGCGGCGGTTTCTCGATTATCAAACAGCATGGGGAGTCTTCCTTTGAAGCTTTTATGCAATTTTGTTCCTGTTTCGGATCATTTTGCGGCGGATCTGGTAGTAAATTCTCCTAATCCGAATATGAATGGATTTGAATTTATCCGGACGCTGGAAGCTCATCGGGATACTTTCGGCAATGCCTATGCCTTAAAAGAATATGACACCAAGTACCAGCCTTGCGCTCTTTGGATTTTAGATCCGAACCGAGTCCGTCCCGTGCTTGAGAAGACCACCAAGGAACTTTGGTATGAAGTGGATGGGGATAACGGGCGGTATTATGTTCATAATTTAGAGATGATCCATGTCAAGCATATTCATGCAGTAGGCTATGCCGGGATCAGTCCGATTGATGTTTTGAAAAATACGGCTGATTTTGACGTTAAGGTTAAGGAATTTAGTATCGATCAGATCGATTCCGCCGTAAAAGCCTCATTTATCTTAAAAATGGCAACCAATTTGAACGAGGAACGGAAGAGAAATGTCCTACTAGGATTCCAACGATTTTATCAAGAAAATGGCGGAGTTCTCATCCAAGAGCAAGGCGTGGATATCAAGGAGATTGAACGGAAGTTTATTGATACCAAAGTTTTTGAGGTGGAGCGAATCACCCGAACCCGTGTTGCTTCCGTCTATAATATGCCTGCTCATTTATTGGGGGAAACGGAAGGCGTTAACTACGCCTCTATGGAACAGATGTCCTTGGAGTATGTGCAGAATACTTTGGTTCCAATTGCCACGCAGTACGAAAGGGAGTTTAATCGCAAGTTATTGACTCAAGCGGAGCGCAGATCTGGTTATTATTTCAAATTCAATCTTAATTCTCTCCTCCGGGGCGATATGAAAACCCGTGGAGAGTTTTATTTTAAGGGTGTTCGGACAGCGGTGTTTACGCCGAACGAATGCCGAGCTTGGGAGGATCTTCCACCGATGGAGTTGGGGGATAAGCTTTATCTCAGTGGGGATCTTTATCCAATCGACATGGAGAGGGAAAAGGGCACGACTCCTGCTATAGGAATGAAAATGGAATCTGGAGAGGGGGGAGACAGTGGGAAAGGATAAAAAGTTTTGGGAAGTGAAAGCGGCGGCAAACGATGTAGGGGAACTTTATATCTATGGGGACATTACATCGTATAAATGGGATGATACGGATATCACCGCCAAGGATTTTGCGGAGGATTTAAAAGCTTTGGGGGATTTAAAGACTCTGAATATCTATCTTAACAGTTTAGGGGGATCCGTATTTCAAGGACAGGCGATTTTTTCCATTTTAAAACGACATTCGGCGTATAAGAATGTTTATATCGATGGAATTGCCGCTTCCATTGCTAGTGTAATAGCAATGGCCGGGGATACTATTTCGATGCCTAAAAATGCTATGGTTATGATTCATAATCCTTGGACTTTTGCTATGGGCAATTCGGCGGATCTCCGAAAAGAGGCGGATGCGCTTGACAAGATCCGGGAAAGTATGATTGTGGCCTATATGGATAAAATTCAAGGCAAAACCACGGAGGAAGAATTGATTGATTTGTTAGATGCGGAAACTTGGTTGTCCGCTCAGGATTGTTTTGATCGTGGTTTCTGCGATGAACTATTGGATGAAAAGGAAATCGCCGCATCTTGTCTTGATTCTAAGATGCTTTCCAATTACAAAAACATCCCGGATAGCCTTAAAAACCTACAGAAAGGAGCTGATCGCCTATCTGATGACGAAAAAAGGCGGAAAATTATTGAAGAGTCCAGGGCTGACTTAGCCGATTTAAGTTACATTTTAAAATAAGGAAAATCAGGAGGAATGATAAAAACATGGCAACTCTATACGAATTGAAAATGAGCCTTCATACGGTGGGGGCGGAGTTAAAAGAAATCAATGACCAGTTGATCAAGAAGGCGGGAGATCCTACGGTAAGTCTGGATGATGTAACTGCTTTAGAAACCAAGAAAGCCCAGCTCCAGAAACGGTTTAGCATCATCCAAGCGGAACATGATGAAGTAGAAGCGGATCAAAAATCCAAACTCCAAGTTCAAGTTAAGAAGGACATCCTCGAATCTGCTCACACGGAGCAAGAACGAATGATTGCGGCCAAAGCCGAATTTATTCGTGCATCCATTGAAAAACGGCCAATGTCGGATGAAGTCAAAGCTTATTTTGCCACGGGGGCTCCCCTTCGGGCATTACCAGCAGAGGCCGGAACCGGCGGGGAAAATTTCCTCCCCACCAACATGAGCAATGAATTAATCACGGAACCTTTTGTTGAAAATCCGCTTCGTGGTGTGGTAGGCTTATCCAATATCAAAGGGCTGGAACTCCCTAAAATTGCCTTTGAGTTGGACGGGGATGGGGCGTTCATTGATGATTCCGGAACTGCCGCTGAAATTAATGCCACGGGTGATAAGGTAGTTTTTGGCCGTAATAAATTCAAAGTAAAAGTCCGGATCAGCGATACTGTTTTACACGGATCGGATATCCAGTTGGTGTCTTACGTGGAAAATGCCCTGCGTTCTGGCTTGGCGGCGAAGGAAAAAGCCTGTTCTTTCGCGGATCATAACGGATCCTCCACCACCAATTACATGTCTTTTTACGCTGAGGACGGATCTGAAGAAACCTTGATTGAAGCAGTAGAGGGTGCGGATCTTTTCGAAGCCATCACCAATGCTATTGCGGACCTACATGAAACTTATCGGGAAAATGCTAAAGTGGTTATGCGGTATGCGGATTATGTAACCATGCTTAAGACTTTGTCCAACAGTTCGACTTCTTTATTTGGAGTGCAACCCGAACAAGTGATTGGGAAGCCCGTTATTTTCTGCGATGCCGCTGAAGTTCCGATTGTTGGGGATTTCCGGTACTACCACTTGAACTACGACGGCTTACCAATTTACGATTCTGACAAGGATGTGGACAAAGGGGAATACATCTGGGTATTAACCGCTTGGTTTGACCAGAGAATTAAATTGTATTCGGCATTCCGGCTTGCGGAGGTTGTTGTGGCTAGTGCTTAAGGAGGCATGAAATTATGCCTATAAGTGAGATTCTACTGGATAAAGTAAAGGAGTATGTCCGGGCGGGGGAGGGGGATGATCCTATCCTCCTTTCCCTCATTTCTGCCGCAAAGCAATATTTGTATAATGCGGGAGTCCCGGAACCTACGGGGCCTGTTGTTGTTCCCTCGAATGAGGACAGTGGGCAAGAGTATACTTTCCCCCAAGAATATGGCCCGTTATCTCTTTACGAGCTAGCTGTGATTTTGTATGTGAATATGTTATATAATGGCGGGAAGGAAACGTTGTTGGATAAGGCGATGACGGCGATTATTTTACAAATTAAACAATATAACGAGGAGGTGACGGCTTGAAATTTGAAATAAGAAGGCGATTCAAGCTGAAACCGTCAAATAAACGATACCGCCGGGGCGATATTTTCGAAACGGATAGTGAATCTTTGGCGGAGCAACTTAAATTCCTTGGGTTTTTGGGCAGGAGATTGTCAGACCCTAAACCGATTTTTGTTCGAACGGAGCCGGGGAAAAAAGACGAACTTGGTGAAGCGGTGAATCTAGAACAAGAAGAAACCGAAGAAGAATTTCCTGAGCCTATTCCTATAGGCGGGGGTTGGTATCGAATGCCGGATGGACGGAAGGTGCGGAAATCCCAGTTGGATTTAGATGAGGGTTGAATCATGGCTCCTCCTAGAGTTATTGCAATTGATTTTGACGGGGTAATTCATAGTTTTACCTCTGGTTGGCAAGGGGCTTTAAAGGCAAATGACCCCATTGTGCCTGGAATTAAAGAAGTAATTGCCGAATTAAGGCAGGATTATCAGGTAATTGTGATGTCTAGTCGGTGTTTACATCCCGGAGGAACCAAAACGATAGAGAAGTATTTGAATAAATATGGAATTATCGTTGATGGCGTGACCGGGGAAAAAGTCCCGGCCTTGGTTTATGTAGATGACCGGGCAATTACCTTCCGGCAAGCGGAAGGGATGGTTGATCAGATAAGGAAATTTGAGCCCTGGCATCGGGGGTGGTAATTACGATCAAATTCGGCGGAAAGAAAATAATACTCATAGCTGGGCCTTGCGCCGTGGAGTCTAGGGAGCAGATCTTGACTATTGCCAAGGCGGTAAAAGATGCCGGGGCAGATATGCTCAGGGGCGGGGCTTTTAAGCCTAGATCTTCCCCGGATCGTTGGGCAGGTCTGGGCGTAGAAGGGTTAAAATACCTGGATGAGGCAAAAGCGGTGACGGGACTACCCGTGGTGACGGAGGCCATGGGATATGAACAGATTCCTTTGGTCTACGAACATACGGATATGTTGCAAATCGGCTCCCGAAATATGCAGTCCAGCGAATTGTTAAAAGCTTTTGGTAGACAAGATAAGCCTGTGCTTTTGAAACGGGGATTTGCCTCCACCATTGAAGAATTTATCATGGCCGCTGATTTTATCCGGCGCGGGGGAAATGATCAAATCGTTTTGTGTGAGCGGGGGATTCGAACGTTTGAAACATACACACGGAATACTCTTGATCTTAATGCGGTTCCTGCTCTTAAAAATTTATGCGATTTTCCCGTGATTGTAGATCCATCGCACGGAACGTTTCGCCGGGAATTGGTTATTCCAATGGCTCTTGCCGCAATCGCCGCAGGGGCGGATGGATTAATTATCGAAGTTCATAACGATCCGGAAAACGCCATGACGGATGGGCCGCATGCCTTAACCTTGGATCAGTTTTTGGAAGCAATTCCCAGAATGAAAGCTGTTGCTAAGGCGGTGGGGAGGGATATTGGGTGATTGAAATATCCCGATATTCAAGATTTAAAGTATCGCCGGAAAACCAATATTTTGATTATCTCAAGGGCAAAAACGTCATTATTGTTGGTCCTGCAGATTATCTTATTGGGCAGGGGAAGGGACAGGAAATCGATCAATATGATGTTATCGTTCGGTTGAATCTTGGTTGTCCTGTTCCGAAGGATCTTGTTGTGGATCTTGGTAGTAGGACGGATGTGCTGTATCATGTGGTCATGTCGCAGAGGCACGTCCGGAAAAAGCCCGGAGTGCTTCACCCCCATTCCCTCGAAGAAATAAATTCTTGGAAGGAAGACGGGATTCAATGGTTCGTATCTAAGCGGGGAGTCGACACCATGCGGGTGCGTAAATTTGGGCGACTTATTGGCGGAAAAATCCCTTGGATGGCCATCCCTACTCCAAATATGCGGAAATTGGAAATAATGCTCAGAACGAATCCGAATATGGGAACCGTGGCTATTTGGCATATTTTAGAATCAAGTGCCAAATCCTTATATGTGACTGGGTGTGATTTTCACCGTTCCGGTTATCATCCCGGTTACGGGGGATTTACACCGGAGCAGGCGGCAAAGGGAGCGGGATCTACCACGTGTTGGGGACAAATTCCGCAACCACCAAAGGGCTTGAATAATATGCATGATGTAACAAAGCAATTAAAATATCTTGCTAAACTTAGGATAAGGGATGGGCGGTTTAAAGTGGATCCCGTATTATCCGGGATGCTGGACGAGGTGGTTTTATGATAGCCATTGTGCCAATAAAAGAACATTCGGAGCGAGTGCCGGGCAAAAATACGAGAGATTTCAACGGGAAGCCTCTCTTTTATTGGATTATGGAGAGCCTTTTCAGGGCGAAATCAATCAGCAAGGTTGTTTTAAACACAGATAGCCCCTTAATCGGTAGCATGACGCAAGAGTGTTTTCCCGCTGTGCAAGTGCTTTACCGTCCTGACTATTTAAGGGGCGATATGGTAACCGGCAATGCGCTGATTGAATGGACATTAAGGCAGCTCACAGGGGAACATTTTTTATACACCCATGCGACCAACCCACTACTTAAAACGGCGACCATAAACAGTGCCATAGAGGTTTATTTTGGCAATCTCGGCAAATACGACAGCTTATTTGGCGTTACAAAGCATCAAATGAGACTTGTTAAGGAAGACGGGATGCCGCTGAACCACGATCCAGGTGTGCTGACCAGGACACAGGAGATAGATCCGCTTTACGAGGATAACTCAACCATGTATATTTTTTCGCGGGAAGCATTTAAAGCTACAGGCAGCAGGATTGGGGGAAAGCCGTGTATGTTCGAGGTGAGTAAGCTTGAAGCGATAGATATTGATACTGAAGATGATTGGCAGATAGCGGAGGCGGTGGCAAAATGCCGAGATGGCTGGAAATAGGACCAGGATGGCATGGGGAAAGGATACCAGGGTTTGAAACTTTGGACGTTGTCGAGCGGGAAAACGTTGATCATGTAGGCGACGCATCAGAGGTACTGCCGTTTGACGATGATGCTTTTGACTTGATTTATGCTTCGCACATTTTAGAACATATCCCCTGGCAATATACTGAGCAAGCGCTGAAGGAATGGGTAAGAGTATTGAAGCCCGGTGGTTGGTTGGAAATATGGGTGCCGGATATTCTGAAAACATGTAAAGCCTATGTGGATGCGGAGGCAGGCAAGATGAAGCGGATCAAAGGCAACGCTAAGGGGTGGCGATACGTGGGAAAAGATCCGTGTCGTTGGCTTAACGCGAGGGTTTTTAGTTTCACTGGGCATTTATATCCTCCTTATGGAATTCATAAAGCAGTATTCAGCCGAAGATTTCTTCGTAAATTGATGCAGGAAGCGGGATTATCCGCAATTACCGATATGAAACGGGAAGAAGTCCGGGGAAAAGATTACGGCTGGGTGAACATGGGAGTTAAGGGGCAGAAGCCTGGATAGGGGGTGGTTGGTATGGCTCCAGGCAACAAAAGACACCAGATAACTATACAAAAAGTGACTGTAAACCAGGATGATACAGGCAATGAGATAGAGTCCTGGAGCAACTTTGCTAATATTTGGGCTGATGTGAGGGATATTTCCGGCAGAGAATACTTTGCAGCAAAGCAAACAAACGCAGAGGTTACAACGAAGGTAACAATCAAGTATTTTCCAGGGATTAACGCCAGTATGCGAATATTGCACGGGAACCGAACGCTCTATCTTGAGGGGCCGCCGATTGACCCGGACGGCTGCAAGCGAGATTTAATTTTGATGTGCCGGGAAAGGGGATGATGTTAGTGGCTAATATCGACATTGACCAGCTGGCAGCCGAGATAGCAAAAGGCCTAGCCGAATACTCCCAGGAGGTCGTAGAGAAGGTCAACGTCAGTAGCGAGCGGGTTGGCAAGGCGGCGGTCAAGCGGCTCAAGCAAACATCACCGAAGCGGTATGGCAAGTATGCCAAGTCCTGGACCATGAAAACCGAGCCAGAGGTAGGCCAGCCGCACAAGCGAATTGTCCACGTTAAAGCCCCGCACTACCGGCTGGCGCACTTGCTTGAGTACG